CACAGGTCGTTAGGGTACCTGTTCCAGAAACCCTAAGACGCATAGTTGGATATTATGCTGGACTCGCTAGAATGGAGCTCAACTGTTCCAAGCACAACACTGCAACGGAACAGGTTGTGCGGGAATGGGCTCTCAGGACGATGCGCAAGGATTACCTTCGTAATAAGGATATATCACGCGCTCTTCCTCTAGTGGTGGTCTACGCATTCATCCCATCCAAGTATGACCTCGCCGCGCGCGTTGAAACCACATCCGTGGAATACCAGAAGAGATATCTTCTTCGGGATATTAACATGGGTGGATGGTTCCCCTGGTCCGTTAAGGAGATCAGGGCGCAGCGCGGCTGAGGAGGCCTCGCCGACGAACCTGGACGTCGCATTGTTACACAATGTCCCAAAGCGTCCGAATTGCAGGTTCATTTCCGGCCGGGGAGCCAAAAGGTTCGAAGGACTACAGTTGTTGCGGGACTCTCTACAGCGCAGCAATTCCATACCTTCCAACCTAGTTTAGAGACGGCATTAAAATCGATCTCAGAACGCATGCTATATGTCAAGAACTCTTCTGGGGAGTTCGTCAAACCACCACGACCTATAGTAGACGCGTTCGAGAGCCGACTCAGCAAAGTGAAGCAGCACTTTAAAATAACGACGAAACCTGTCGCCCCATTAACCAAGGAACAATTCCTCGGGACTTATGTGGGCCGCAAGCTAGCGATATATGAAGGTGCATTTGATTCACTTAGTAAGAAACCATTTGAGAAGAAGGACTCTCATGTAAAGTGGTTTATGAAAGCTGAGAAGGTGCTCTTTTCTTCCAAGAAAGAGCCGGTTCCGCGTGGGATTTCACCTAGATCTCCGCGGTACAATGCTCATCTCGGTCCGTTTGTAAAACGGATAGAGAAAGTTGTTTACAAATCAATCGCCGACCTATTTGGGGGGGTGACCGTGTTCAAGGGCTTAAATGCATTTGAGCGAGGACGGCACCTCCGATCCATGTGGGAGGAGTTTGATGATCCAGTAGCAATAGGTTTAGACGCCAGTAGATTTGATCAGCACGTCAGTGTCCAGGCACTGAGGTGGGAGCATCAAATCTACAAAATGTATTTTCCAGGAAATACACACCTAAAACACCTCCTGAACCTTCAGTTAAGGAATCGCTTCACGGCGTACCTTCCTGAAGGTGTGATTAAGTTCGAGACGGATGGAATTAGGTGTTCTGGAGATATGAACACATCCCTTGGGAACTGCTTGTTGATGAGCGCGATGGTATATTCGTATACCGTCGAACGAGTCCGCAAGTTTCGTTTGGCTAACGATGGGGATGACTGCGTCTTAGTGGTCGAGCGAAAAGAGCTCGACAAGCTCCATGACTTGGAATCATGGTTTTTGGATATGGGATTCTCGATGAAACGAGAACCTCATGTTGACGTGTTTGAGGAGATAGAGTTCTGTCAATGCCATCCGGTGTTTGATGGAACAAACTATGTCATGCTACGCAACCCCAAAACCTCCATAGCAAAAGACTGTGTGTCCATACACCATCTACCTACCGACCGCGCCTTAAAAGCGTGGATGAAATCAGTAGGCCAGTGTGGTATGTCACTAGTCGGTGGGTTTCCAGTCGTCCAAGAGTTTTATGCACGGTTCACGAGAGAAGGCGGGGACGTCGCACCTTGGTCGGGCGATGGTACCCCCTCGGGACGATATTTTCTTAGTAGGAATATGTCGAGGACCTATTCAACAGTAACGACAGCAGCTCGCGTTTCGTTTTGGCGAGCGTTCGGAATATGTCCGAACAATCAACTGCTGTTGGAGCAGACTTTTAGAGAGCAAGAACTAGACCTTAGTGCTAGATCAGTAAACAACATCCGTCCCCAGGAACTCGCATTAATTTGTTAGTTCCTGGGCGGAAAACGCAGGGCGGTAAGCCAACGCACAAAAGTACATGTGTAGTTGTAGAGCCGAGGTGTAGTGACAATCACCCGTTCCCTAGTCATGCAGAGCGCCTTAGCGGCGGCACGAGCGAGCTTCGAGTCTGCATTCCGCGTCTTATAACGCATGGGGTCATGTTAAGTAATATCCCAAAACTATTACTTTAGTGCTAACCAAAATGCCAAGAGACTGCACGGCGATCCCGTAAGGTTTTAACATGATGTACAGTCCCCGTATACATAGGGTATCCCATACTATGTACAACAATAAGAAGAAACAGGTTCGCTCCCGACCTAATAAGAAGAAAGGAGGAGCAAAGCAACAAGCAACACCCTTTGGGGACGTCGGATCCATCCTCGGTAATGCCATAGGTTCCATGTTTAACATGAAACTCGGCGGCGCCGGTAGATGGTTGGGTACCGGAATTGGCAGTATCTTCGGAAGCGGAGATTACACCATGATGGGCCCGTCCCCAAAGACTAATGTGCTAGTGAATGACGCACAAATTCCAAAGTTTTCCACGACCCACGCTACCAATGTAGTATCTCACCGAGAGTACATTGGCGATGTTACTGGGACGACTGCTTTTACCAACCGGTCATTTGATATTAACCCCAGCAACGCTGAGCTGTTTCCTTGGTTATCATCAATCGCCGGAAGTTATCAGCAGTATAAACTTCACGGAATGATTGTGGAATTCAGACCTCTGATTACCGACTTTGTTACTGGTGGTGCTCCAGGTGTCATTATCATGGCTACTAACTATGATGTTAATGATGTCGCCTACACCACCAAGCAGCAAATGGAGAATTCAGAGTTCGCTGT